GGCCGTTGCCTGCCTCTTGCTGCTTGATGGCGGTGTCTGCCACCTCTTCGGCGATCATGGTGGCGGCGGTACGCTCGTAGCGGTCCGGGGTACTCAGGCCGTGGCGGATCACGTAGTCGGCCATGGGGAATGCCCCTTCGAGATCACCGGTGTCGAGGTGCCAGAGCATGACGGTCACCAGGACGTCATCTTGCCCGCCCCGGTCGGCGGCCAGCAGGCCATCAATCCAGGGTTTGTAGACGGCCAGCATGGGGCGCTTGGCCTCGATCTTGCGCTCGATGCTCTGGATGCCCTTGAGGGTGCGGCGGTGCTCGGCCAGCTGCATCAACTGCAGCTCGTAGGCGTTGGCGCGTTGTTGGTCGAACTGAGGATTGGCCGCCCCTTGCAGGGCGGCCAGCTTGCGTTCGCGGTTGCGACGGGCAGGTGATGTCATGTCGCCCCCTTAACCGCCAGTGGCCGGTTTCGGCCCCATGACAATGTTTTCGATCAGGGCGACGCAGTCGTAATCCTCTACCACGTAGGCATCGTTGGAGCTTTCGTAGTTCACGACGCGGTCACGATGGGGTTCTTCCGCGATATGGCGGCGGCGGGCACCTTCCTGCGGGTAGATGGAGAGGTTTTTCAGCTTGGTGATGAGAATGGCGCTGTCGGGGAAGAACGGGACGCGTACTGCAGGCAGGTTGCCAATCTGCTTCTGGCTCACCAGCACCTGACCGGCCAGCTTTTCCTGGTTGTTGTCGGCGTTGTTGATGATGGGGAAGTATTTGTCGGCCAGCAGCTTGCGGCCGCAGATGACCACCAGATCGGTGTCGTCCTGATACCAAGGGGCGATAGCCTCGTTAACGGCATCGAATACCAGCGCATCGAGGTTGTGGTAGTCGCCTTCCTTGGTGTCTGAGTCGTTCTTCGGCTGATAGACATAGATCTTGCCGGAGCCTGGTTCGCCTTCATCCATCACTTTTGCCGGGGCTTCTTCACGGATGTGATACAGCCAGCCCTTGTTCACGTCTTGCAGCAGCGGGTTGGTCTGACGGTTGGTGTTCTTCTCCACGGCGACGCCATTCCAGCCAATCATGATACGGTCGAGCCCCTGCCGCTTGAGGATGGCATCGCGGATGCGGGTCTGGAAGTCGGGGAACTTGGCCCAGATATCCAGCTTGTTGTAAGGGAGGCTGGTGTCGTAGTTGGTCTTGGCACACTCGTATTCATTGGAATAGAGCGTGCTGGGGTCGCTTGGTTCACGAACGTTGGTGCTGGTATCGGTGCGGCCTGCAATGGTGCCGGCGATGTCGATGCCTACTTTCTCCCCCTTAATCTCTTTGACAGGGATGATCTGGATCATTTTCAGGAATTCGACCGATTCCTGCATCTTGGTTTCCAGGGTCTGCTGGACGCTCGGCTCCACATTGAACTGCACCATGGCGCTGGTGATGGCGTTGAGTTTGGCCACCTGGCCGGTGAACTCGTTGAACTTCACGCGGGTTTCGTTGCGCATTGAGGATGCTCCTTAGCAGTCGGTGGATATGGTGGTGGTGCCATCGCCACCGGTGGCGGGCTGGCGCTTGTGGCTTAAATCTTCCTGGCCTTCCAGCTTGGCGGTGAGGTCAGCCAGTGCTTTGGCGGTGGCTTCCTGCTGGTTGGTCAGTTCGGAGATGGTGGAGGCCTGTGCGGTGAACTTCTTCTGCAGGTCTGCGTCGAGGGTGGTCACTTCTTTGGCCACGGTTTCGACGGCCTGATGTACATCACCGAAATCCGCGGTGGATTGCTTTTTGTGGCTGCTGAACATGGCTGTGATGCGCTCGGCCAGGCTGGGGCCTCTGTCGCTTTCGTCTTCGAATTCGATGACGGTTTCCAGCGCTTCGGTGAACAGGCATTCCTTGTACTGCTTGCGTTCGGCCAGTGGGTTGGTCGAGGCCTTGCTGCAGAACTGCAGCATTTCGGTACCGAGGCTGGCCGGGCTGTCGGTGACTGCCAGCCCCATCAGGTAGGCGCCTTTCTCGTTCAGGTTGGGGTGGATTTCGACAGAGGTGAACACCTTCTGACGAGCCTTGTTCAGCTCGACCAGTTCAGGGGTCGGGTCGATTTGCACGAACAGGGCCAGGCGCTTTTCACCTTCCATGTCGACCTCTTCGGTCTTGGCTGCGGTGATGTCGCCGTACATCTTGAACTGGCCTTTGGGGTCGAAGCCCCGGATGTGTTCCATATTGACCCGGGCGCCATAGGTGGACTGGTTGTAGCGCTTGGCCATCTGTTCAATCCATTCGCGGGTGATGGTGCGGCCATCGGTCGTGCCCCCTTCGACGGCAACACGGAAAAATTTGGACTTAGCCATGAGCTGGGATCCCTTTGGTGATTGGGTGGTGATGTCGCGGTTATGGTCTGGGGGACGGGCGGGATCGTGCAATCGGCGGCCAGTGTATCCACGGTGGATACACTGGCGCGGGCGTCAGGGTGCTTGTCTTGGTCGGTAGACTGGCGCCATGACTACAGCACCCTTACTTTTCCCCCATATCGAACCCAGACGGCAGGCCATGCACCTGTTCTTTCAGGGCTATCCGCTCCGCGCCATTGCTGAATTGCTGCAGACGCCGGAGGGGACAGTCTCGACCTGGAAGAAGCGCGACGGCTGGAATGACATCAAACCCATTGACCGGGTCGACTTCGCTATTGAGGCGCGGATGTGCCAGTTGATCGCCAAGGAGGTGAAGAGCGGCGGCGACTTCAAGGAGATTGACCTGCTGGGCCGCCAGTTGGAGCGGATCGCCCGGGTCAACAAGTACAGCAATGGTGGCAATGAAACCGACCTCAACCCCAAGGTAGCGAACCGCAACAAGGGACCGAAGAAGGCACCGGTTCGTAACAGTTTCGATGAAGCCCAGCAGGAGAAGCTGGTTGAGCTATTTCACAGCAAGATGTTTGGCTATCAGAAGGTTTGGTATCAGGCTGGTCAGCAGTTCATTGAGCGAAATTTACTCAAGAGTCGGCAGATCGGGGCCACTTTCTATTTTGCCCGTGAGGCGCTGATCGACGCGCTCACCACTGGGCGCAATCAGGTTTTCTTGTCGGCCAGTAAGGCCCAGGCCCATCAGTTCAAGCAATACATTCTGGCGTTCGCGCTGGAGGTCGGGGTTGAGCTCAAGGGAGATCCCATTACGCTCGGCAATGGCGCCATCCTCTACTTCCTCGGCACCAACTCCCGTACCGCCCAGAGCTATCACGGCAACCTCTACATTGATGAGTATTTCTGGATACCCAAGTTTCAGGAGCTCTACAAAGTTTCCAGCGGCATGGCGATGCAGAAGTTTTGGCGACTGACCTATTTCTCGACCCCGTCAAGCCTGTCACATGATGCCTATCCGTTCTGGTCAGGGGCGATGTTTAACAAGGGACGGCCGAAGAACGAACACATTAAGTTCGACGTAGACCATACCGCGTTACATGGCGGCCGCCTCTGCGGCGATGGCCAGTGGCGGCAGATCGTCACCATTGAGGATGCGGTGCGGGGCGGCTGCGACCTCTTTGACCTGGAACGGCTGCGGCGGCGTTATTCCCCCGATAACTATAACCAGCTGCTGATGTGCCAGTTTGCCGATGACACTGACAGCGTGTTCCCGCTCGCTACCCTGCAGCGCTGTATGGTCGACAGCTGGGAGCAGTGGGATGACTACAAACCCTTTGCGCTGCGCCCGCTCGGCAGCCGGGCAGTGTGGATCGGTTATGACCCGGCTAAAGGCGCTGTCGGCAGTGACAGCGCTGGCTGCGTCGTGCTGGCTCCGCCACTGGTTCCCGGCGGCAAGTTCCGGATGTTGGAGCGCCACCGCTGGCAGGGGATGGACTTCGATGCCCAGGCCAAATCCATCCGGGCTATCTGCGATCGCTACAACGTGGCCTACATCGGCATCGACACCACCGGGATCGGGGAGGGGGTTTATCAGTTGGTGAAGCAGTTTTACCCAGCGGTGACCTCTATCCAGTACAACCCCAGCGTGAAGATGCAGATGGTGATGAAGGCGCAGGACGTGATGAACAAGGGGCGACTGGAGTTCGACAGTGGTTGGACTGACTTGGCACAGGCGTTTATGAGCATCCGCCGGGGCATGACCGCCGGCAAGATGCCGACGTTTGAGGCTAGTCGATCTGATGAGACAAGCCACGCAGACATTGCCTGGGCAACGATGCATGCCCTATTACATGAGCCGCTGGCAGGCGCCAACGGTACCAATACCAGCATGATGGAGATTTTCGCATGAGAAAGCGTCGCAACCCGCGCACGACCCAGCCGGTGACGGCGACCCGACAACCTGCTGGTGAGGCCATCGAGGCGTTCAGCTTTGGCGAGCCGGTGCCCGTTTTATCGCAGCGTGAGGTTTTTGACTACCTGGAAGCGATGCACAACGGCCGCTGGTATGAGCCGCCGCTGTCCCTCAATGGGCTGTCGAGGGTCTATCGGGCCGGTGTGCATCATGCCTCTGCCATTCAGGTTAAGCGCAACATCTTGCGCTCCTGCTTCATCCCTCATCCGAGACTGAGTCTGGCGGGCTTCACCGGGCTGGCGCTGGACTATCTGATTTTTGGCAACGGGTATCTGCAGGCGGTGCAGAACCGGATCGGCGGGGTGCTGCGCTATGACCATCTGCGCGCTAAGTACACCCGGCGTGGGCTGGATATGGCCACCTATTGGTGGATTGCCCAGCCTGGGCAGGAGCAGGAGCTGCCCGCCGGTCGGGTGGGCCATGTGATGGAGAGCGACATCAACCAGGAGATTTACGGAATCCCCGACTATGTGGGCGGTTTGAATTCGACGTTGCTGAACGAGTCGGCCACCCTGTTTCGCCGCCGCTACTATGAGAACGGCAGCCATGCCGGCTTCATCATGCACATCACCGACGCGGTGCAGAACGAGGGGGACATCGCCAAGCTCAAGGAGGCGCTGCGCCAGAGCAAGGGCCCCGGCAACTTTCGTAACCTGCTGCTCTACACGCCGGGCGGTAGCAAGGATGGAGTGAAGCTTATCCCGGTGGCAGAGGTGGCGGCCAAGGATGACTTCTTGAGCATCAAGAACGTGAGCCGTGATGACCAGCTGGCCACACACCGGGTACCGCCCCAACTGATGGGGGTGATGCCGAACAATACGGGCGGGTTTGGTGATGTGACCAAGGCGGCCCAGGTGTTCGACATCAACGAGATCGACAGCATCAAGGCCAGCCTGCTGGCGATGAACGACTGGGCAGGGGAAGAGATCATCCGGTTCAACCCGTACAAGCTCGCCGCCGGTACCGAACCGGCCAGCCAGGGCGATCAGCTGCGCTGACCTGGCCGGCGCATCCCGACCACCCCGCCACCTGGCGGGGTTTTCTTTTGCCCTTTACCTGAGCGCATCAGCGGCCCGCTGCTGCATCACTGATGCGGGTCACCCTCGCATCGTCGCGGATCCTTAGGCGAGCACCCGGAGCGACTTGCGCAGCCTGCCGCCCCCTGCCAGCACCGCTGGCGCGCAATCGGGACCCCGCCTCGCCTGCCCGCTTTATGTGTCGATTTCCATGCATGTGAACGGCTGGAAGCGGGTGGCGGATTCCCGCGCCAGCACTGGCCGCGCGCGGGGTAGCGGATCCTTTTTGAGATCCTTCACTTTCCGTCAGATCCTTTCACCCCCCATGTAGGGGATGGCACAACACCATCCTGATCTTTGCACTCACTGATAGGCGCACTTGGAGGCTTTGATATCAAAATCTGGCTTTGCCTTGAGTTGATCAGGGTACTTGCTGGCCAACTGATGATACCAGTAGGGAGCCATCATCTCCTGATGGGGGGACTTGGGGCCTAGGGTTACATGCTTGATCGGGGCAAGGTGGTTGGCCCGGTGCATCTCCAGATAGAGTCGGGGAGGGGTGCCTTCTATTAAGTTAGGTTCCTGCACTTTAATTTCTTTGGCGCCGTACTCCAGGTGGGTGACGATTATGCGGTGCTCTTTTTCGGACTCATAGTCCGCATCTTTGAGCAGATAAGGTAAGGGGCCTAGTAATCTCGATAGCTGCTTGAGTTCTTCATTGCTAGGGGTGTTTCCAAGAAATGATTTCACCGCTTTTTTAAGTTCAGTAAATAATTTGTCAAGGGTGGGTTTAGCGCTGTCATGAATATTCATGTCATCGCTTATATAAATAATTCGATAGAAGGTTGCACTCTCTTGAGGCGATTTCCCTGTATTGATAAATGCTATTTCTTCATCATTTTGCTGCGAATTAGTCGGTGATTCTTGCAATAAATTGAAGTCAAAGAACTTGTCAGAATTAAAGGTGATGGCACAACCACAGGCGTCATCTTTTTGATGGTTTTTGCTGTAAAATCGCCACATATTCAAGCTATCTTCATCGGGAAGAAAGCAACCAACAAATACAGGCTTCCCCTCTACAGGGGGATGACCAAGATAGCGCCATAGTAACTTGCCCTCATTAGGATCATTGAGCGCATTGATATGCCCTAATCGCAGAGGACTTTCTTCCAATAACAAGGCGCTGCCAACTATAAGGGATGTGTAATGAGTCATCGTTGGCGTTGTTTCTAT